AGATAGTAAATGGAAATAAACTCATCTTAATACTCCTGAAGTTCTTGTGCGCTCATGGCGGCGTACATTTCTGCAAATTCGGCTTTTAGGTCACGCTCACCAATATACTCTTCAAAGCTGATGACTTCGTATCCGCAGGCACGGTTTTCAGCAGCAAACTCAGCATAATCTTCGCGTTCCTCTGCAAGGAATTTGGCGCGATGGATTGCAATGAGCTTTGCGCTAACTGCTTTGGCTTCATTTATGCTAATAGTCATTAAATGGCCTTTCCGAAAAAGCAGCCGTCTTGAATTTCTACAACTTCAAATTCCATGTCGCCGATCATGAAAAACGCAACAAACTTGTCGCCAACCTTGTTAGCTTTGCCGCTAACGATGTCTTTCTTGAAAAATTTTACAAAATCTAGCATGTGTATTATCTCCGTTGCTTACAGTTTCAATATAAAGTAAAACGCCTTGCTTGTCAAGTAAAAAAGCACATTTTCCGTAACATAAATACTATTATGGCAACATTTGTAGGTTTCAGCACATACGGTAAACGAACAGGGACACGGGCTTTAGAAGATAAGGGCCTAGCTATCCGCGATTTACTTAATCACTTTTACACACGACGAGGTGAGCGTCTTGGCGAACCTGAGTTTGGTAGTATATTACCAGAATTAGTGTTTGAGCCATTAGACCAACTAATTATTGACGCAGCAGACCAAGATGTCCGTAGCATTATTGCCCTTGACCCAAGATGGGAATTGATTGATTATCGTCTGACAACAGGCGACCAAAGCATCACCATTACGGTCCAACTCAGCTACGTCCCCGATTTGAGTGAGGAAGAACTAGTGTTAGAGTACACAGGAACAGAAGAGATTTAAAGCATGGCCCAGAGCATTAGACAGCGCAACCTTTTTGCAGCAGAAGACTATCGTATAGTTTACGATAGCTTTAGGCAGGCAAATTTTCAAGCATACGACTATGACACTATAAGAGGTGCGTTGGTAGATTACATCCAACAGCAATACCCAGAAAACTATAATGACTGGATCCAATCAAGTGAATTTGTTGCGCTGATTGAAACACTTTCGTTCCTTGCACACTCACTTGCATTTAGAATCGACCAAGCAGGACGTGAAAACTTTCTTAGCACTGCTGAACGCCGTTCAAGTGTACTACGCATTGCTGACTTTTTAGGCTATACACCAAGCCGTCACCAACCTGCGCGGGGCGACCTTAAAATTACAGGCATCCGCACAACACAAGATGTATTTGATATTAATGGTAACACCCTCAAAAACACAGCAGTAGATTTTGAAGACAACTTTCAAAACTTTCTACTCATTATGAATGAAGTATTGAGCGATACAAACAAGTTTGGTCGCCCAACTGAAAGTACACGAATTGGAAATGTAAAAAACGACATATACTCAACTAAAGTAACTGCGAATAGAACTGTAACATATAATATTAACGGTGACGTAAATGGTGCGCGCCAAAGCTTTGAAATTCACAGCCTAGAAGTTGACACTGCCAAAAACTTTCTTAAGGAAACAGATCCAGATCAAAATAGCAGCTTTAATATTGTTTACAAAACTGATGGCCAAGGATTAGGCAGCAACAGCACAGGTTTCTTTGCTGGCTTTAAGCAAGGTACATTGCAGTTTACAGACATCAATGCTGATAAAGCTGTCAGCAATTTGATTGTTGATGTGCAATCACGCAATGTTAACAATAGCGACATTTGGGTACAATCAATTAATAGTGCAGGCGAAGTACAAGATACTTGGACTAAGGTTGATAGTGGCTTTGGTGCTAATACAGTGTTTAACAACATCAAGCAAGACAACCGTAAGCTCTACACAGTAAAAACTGTTGACAATGATAATATCAACATTCAATTTGGTGATGGTGTGTTTAGTGAAATTCCTCGTGGCATCATTCGTATTTGGTATAGAACTGGTGTAAACCAGACTTATACACTTGACCCAGATGATATTGGTACATCAAATTTTGGCTTTGAGTATAACGCTAAAGACGGAAACGTCTATCGTGTAACATTTACTTGTGAACTACAAGAGCCTGTAACTAATGCAGCTAGCCAAGAAAGCGTAACTAGCATCAAGAACAATGCTGGACGCGTCTTTGCTACACAAGACAGAATGATTACAGCTAGCGATTACAGTGTGTATCCTCTTACAGTAAGCGAGAACGTTAAAAAGATTAAAGCAATCAACCGTACATATACAGGCCACAGCCGCTTTATTAAGCCGCGCGACCCAACAGGTACATACCAAAATGTAGACATTATAAGTGATGATGGCTACGTTTATTCAGAAGGTATCACATACCGTAATAGCTTAGATCTACCTACCACCTTAACAGGAGAACAGATATTTGAACGGTTCCTTGCGGACCTTATTGAAAACCCAGAGATCATTAACTTGTTTTATGACAAGTATGAGCCAGAATCAGTTGACTTTAGTGCTAATAGTAGCAGCTTTGAGTGGCAACAAATTACAAGCGGCTACCGTGGTTCAACAGGATATATCACCCGTAACGGTGCGATCCAGAAAGTTGGTAGCGCAGCGTCAAATAATATTAACACTGCTCGTCCAGGGTCTATTGTAGAATTTGTAGAAACACCATACAATTCAGGCACATTAGGAGTTGTTGGTGACACGCTAACTATTGTTGATAGTGGCCGCGAGTATACTACCCAGCCGACAGTAACGATCAGGGGAACAGGTACAGGCGCGGCTGCAACAGCAACAATCAGCGCAGGGCAAGTTGTCGCAGTAACGTTAACAAATGGCGGAACAGGATACCAAAACCCAGTTGTTGTGGAAATAACAGGTGGTAGCGGCGTCGGCGCAGAGGCAGTAGCAGTTGCTACTAGCGCAACACGCGGCTGGGCCCGTATTGTAGATATTTCAAATGATGGACAAGGAATTAACGACAGCAACGGTAACCCAACAGGTTTGACCTCACGTGGGCAAGGTGCAGTAATCCTTAATAAGAGTATTCCGAACACTGCCCGCATTAGCCGAATTTTCCCTGCGTATCAAACAGTTTTCAGTCTAGAAGAACGCGCAGCAATTATTGATGAATTAATTGCACTCAATACATTTGGATTGCGATATGATAGCTTAAATGGAAAATGGATTCTTATTCGTGCAGGTGATCTCCCGCCGTCAACTGAAAATAGCCCAGACAACTTTAGCCTTGCTAATGCAGGTAACGCATCAAACAGCAACCTAGATCATAGTTGGATTGTTCGCGCAAACTACTCCGCAAGTTCTTGGGGATTTGTGTCACGTCGTACACGTTACGTATTTGGCAGTAAAGAGCGAATCCGTTTTTACAACCAGAATGGCGCTCGACGCTTCAACTTAGACACAAACAAGCCAGAACGTGACCGTATTTTGATTAACAAAGTGAACACCCTGCCTAGCGGCAGCATATACCCAATTGGCGAAACACTGCCGTTCTTTACGTATCGTTATTACACTGAGCCAGATGGATACACAGATGATCGCAAGGTCATTATTACATTGGCTGATATTGACAACGATAATTATCCTGACAATCCATTAGCATTTACAACTCTAGTTGGCAATGACACTATTCCGTTAGGCACAGTTACTGAAGACGGATTTACTTATACTGTGCTAGCTGATACTGGCCCGCAAACGCCTGGCCGTAAAGACCTTAGTTTCGTCTGGCGCAGAATTTCGACGTCAAGCTATCGTATTGATCCTAGTTTGTCAAATATTATCGATATTGTCGTTCTTAACCAAAATTATGATACTAAATATCGGGAGTGGATTGCAGACAGCCGCAATGTTTCGACACGCCCAGCACCTCCAACAGAGGTTGAATTGGCGCGTCAGTTTACAAGCATTGAAAGTAAAAAAGCAATTAGCGACAGTGTAGTGTATCGTCCAGCAGAATACAAAGTTTTGTTTGGTGAATTAGCAGACATTGAAGTACAAGGTAGGTTTAAGATTGTGAAAGTAACAGGTACAACGTTAACAAATAACGAAATCAAATCACGTGTACTAACCGCAATTAACAATTTCTTTGTACTTGATAATTGGGACTTTGGTGAAACGTTCTACTTTACAGAACTGAGCGCGTATATACACCAACAGCTACCAGGAATCATTAGCAGTGTTGTTATCACTCCAGTACAAACTACTAGCGTATTTGGTGATTTATTTCAAATTACACCAGAGAGCAACGAATTGTTCATTCCAGACGTAACACTACAAGACATCGACATTGTCGACTCATTAAACGCATTATAAGGTAATTACATGGCTATAGACTACAGCGCCAACTCAACAGACGTAAAGAATTTTACTACTACTTCTGAGGTTAATCTAGATCAAAATTTTCAGGATTATAGTGAATTTCTACCTGGAATTAACCGTACAGAGTCGTTACAACGTTTCTTTGGTTCAACAGTTAATCAGCTGCTTAGCAGCGGGTCCACGCAGACAGTTGATGCATACTGGGGACGCTTAGCAGGGCGCAACTACAATCCTAACTCAGAGTTGTTTCAAACAGAAACTTCAGCAAACCGCCTCAACTATCAATTTCAGCCTGGTGTTGTTAGTCGTGTAGGCGATACTGTTGAGCAAACAACGTCGTACATAAACTGGTTAGATCGTCTTACAAGTTTAGGTGCAGATTTAGACAACCATGACCGTGCGTTTAGTGAACCAGGTTATGTACTAGATTTGCCAATCAATGCAGATATGTTTATGAATTACCGTAACTATTACTGGCTGGAAGGCGATATGCCTCTTATTCAAATTGAACCTAAAGTAATTGAGCCTATTACCATTTCTAAGATCACGTCTTTAAGTCAATATACCACTCCTAATCTTACAAATGATAAAAGCGTCGAATTTGTAAATGGATTACGTGTACAATTTATAGGACCTAATGTTGGTTCTGGCAATGGTTATGAAGTTAATGCTATTTACTATGTTGAAAACGTAGGCGGCAGTGGCGGAATTAAGCTAGTTGAAATTGTTGACGCTAGCGGCAATATTGTGTTTCCAGAAACTACGCCATATCAAATTGAATCACGTGAGGGATGGGACACACTTGAT